AAGCCAACTTAGACGCCCCCAAGGTCGCATCCACGGGGTCGATACGCTTAGTAGTTGCGTCCTTATCAATCTTTATAAGTCCGTTATTTGTCCTTACAACTGCATTAGACATAGCGTAATTAAAAAGCGGGTTATGCAAGTAAAGCACATTACCCGAATAGACCTGCTCCCTGAAGCCTTGAGTACTTTCGTTTAAGCTCTTATGACTTTGATACACTTCTTCGACTGTGTAGCCTTCATCTGATAAGTCCATCATGAGTTTTGACGCATTTGCGGGGTCGAAACATAAGCACTGAATATCAAGTTGATACTTCGCGCACTCATCAATCACATACTGCATTACAGTCGCTTGGTCGACTATCGGTGTATTTGTCAGTGTCAAGTATCCCAAACGCTCCCAAGCGTCATATGGCACTTTGTCTTTTATGATGTGTTCTCTAAGCTTGTCCACTGTAGGTATAAAGCTATGCGTCCAAACAGCATAATTGACTATCTTTTTATTACCACTGTCCAATTTATCGGTCTGAAAAGGTACTATAAAAGCGACCGATGTAAGGTCTATCTTTGATGACATATCAAAGCCGACATACACTGGTCGCCCTTTAAGGTCGATAGGGAACTCCTTGACTTCGCAAGCCTTCCATTTTTTCATATCCATATAGCCGTTATTTGCAGCCGATACCCAGATATTAAGTACTTTCGTCATGAAAGCAATCATCTTTTCAGGTATCTGCTTCGCTATTTCGTAATCTTCAGCTATCTTTTTTACACCTTCTTCATAAAAGGCTCTTATCGGGTTGGCTTTTTGCCATGTCTCAAGCACTCCGGGGTCGTCGCCCTTGTCAGCTTCGCAAATATCTATAAAATACTCATCATTTTTTACGTCTACATCCGGATCTAAGACCTTTGAGCAGTAATCATATTCTTGAGTGTAGCAGGGATAAGTTAAATCCTTGCCAGCTGTAGTGATTATTGTCAGCATCGGCTCCTTGGTGTTTGAGCCAAGACCCAAATCGTAAAAGTCGGTTGTCGGGTGCTGGTGGTATTCCAATTTGTTATCTTATCGGCTCTTTATCCGATAATTCTTATAGTTTCCTATAAGTTCAGACTATATTTTCACATTAAAAAAGCACCCTTGTCGGATGCTCTAATGTGTCGAGGGCTCGTGGCAGGATTATTGCTCTCTTAACGCTCACCTACTAGTCGTTACAAATGCAGTTGATTGCTGCACTCTCGGTATTAACATGAACCATTTTGCAATATTCTGTGACGGTAGTTCTATGTAATCCTAGTTCTTTAGCTATGTCTTTAACCTGCATGCCATTAGCCCTTTTTTCAAGGCACGATTTTACAAGTTTTTCTTTATGTTTGTTAAAAAGGTCTGTTGTATACCTCACATAGCTTGTACTAGATATTCCATATTTTTTCATTATTTCATTTCTAGGAATTCCTTTTTCAAAGTCGCTTCTAACATTTTTTATTATGTTTTTTCGCTCCTCTTCATTTTTCAAAAAAATTGCTTTTTTCTCTGCAATCTCTTCTTTTTTCTTTTGCCTCTCACCCTCAATGCTTTTTTTGATATCAGCATTCAATTCAGGTAAAACCCAACTCCAATTTTTAGCCGAAGCTATCTTGTTTACCGTTGAAATAGTAACATTGTATTCCTTTGCAAGCTCCGCTTGTCTAGCTCCCTTGGTTAATGCTACTTTGATATTCTCAACATCGTTTACGGTTAATTTATCACTACTCGCCCTATTGTGCATTCTTATCCATTCAATGAACTCTGTCGACTGGTGCTTCCCAAACATTGGATTTCCTTCACCCTTTCTTGCTTCTTTCGACTCTTCGCACCATTTCTGACCTTCTGAACCACCGCTCTCACGGTTGTATCCCTTTGCCCTGTTTGTAGAATCGAATTTCCTAATCCAATGCTGTTCTCTTTTATTTAAAGCATCTACATCGCACAATTCAACAGTTTGAAAATCTATGTACTCCTTGTATAGATTAAATGCGTTTTGTAAGTATGTGTTTTTATGAATTCCTAAATTAAGGAGCCTTTTATGAGTCCTTAATCTGCGTTTTACATCCACGCTTTGTCCTATGTAAACTTTTCCGTCATAAGTGTTTTTAATAATATATATTCCAGATTTCATATAATCACCTCTTTATATATTATAACACTCTCAATCTATTATTTCAATATATGGTTTTTAGTCTTCACCGATACACCTCGATTTATACTCGACAAATCTCTATCGAGTATCAAGCATGCAGGGTTAGTACCATCACCCGTCTTACCGTCCTCTTTCGATAGTGGTTTTATGAAAGAACCTGTTTTTATATGCACGATTTCATCGCGCTTGAAATTAAATTTCGACCGCAATATTGAGCCTTTAGTCATCAAATCGCACTCACTGAATACAATCTTTGACTGGTCGCGTTTTGTGCCGGCTGTATATACCTCATATGTCTCATGATTTTTGGTAGCCTGTATGGCAATTTCAAAAAGTGCTTCACCTGCTTCCATTTGAGATTTTGCATTCTTACGCCCTACTTCAGTAAAACTCTTCTTGAACCTTTTTCTCCCCGTCTCTCTGTGTATCCATCCATATAGCTGACATGCCCTAAACTTTTGCCAACCCGTCAAAGCGATTGGCTTGCCTGCCAATGCACCTTTTGAATGTTTCAGCAAAGAAAACCAAGTAACTATTCTATTTGCGTTGTCTTCACTCCAGATATAAGGAAAGTCAGTCGTACCCACTCTGTCCAAATCGTCAAGGAACCTTTGACATGCCCACTTATGCTTCTGCCCCGACGGGATTTCGTCCGATAAACAGCTTCTTGCGTACTGCTTGATATCTTCCAAGTGACTCATATCTATATATCTCCGAACATCTGCACAAGATTTTCTTCCTGTCCTTTTGCCTTTTCTGCTGCAATCTTAAGCCTTGAACTTGCAGACATACCCAAAGCATTGCCCGCCGTGTCCATATCCTTCTTCGCTTGTTCCAAAATCGCATAAATTGGATTTGGCTTCTTGCCCGAACTGGTATCAACGACGGGTTCAAAGTCTTTCTTTTTAATCTCTTTCGACGCTCTCGTATACATAGAGTAGGCATTTGCATAGACAATCATGCTGTTACGGTCCAGATTGCCTATAATTTCTATGCTCTTCAAATTTTTTCTTATACGCTCGTACTCTTTTTTAGCTGTAGCATCAATAAAGACCGAAGGGGGAACTTTTTCAAGCTCGTCACCATCAGTCTTTATAAGTGATTCTTCGTATTCTCTTCTTGCTCTGACATCCTTTTTTATATTGCCAGTCTGCATCGAAATTATTTTTCGCGGTCTTGCCATTTTTCCCTCCTTTCGGGCTTTTTTATGCACAATTTGCCCACTTTTGGGCGGTTTTTAGAAATTTATGTTTTGAAAGCTGGGGCGGCGGTCATTGGGAATTGTCTGAAAACTTCCCCGATACCCCCTACCCCTTAGGGCGTATCTCATCTAATAAACTTTAGTATGCTATCTTCTTTACTAAACTTTTAAGCTTTGCTTGTGTCTCTGCCTTGCTGGCCTCACTCTTTCTGTACAGCACATGAATTTCATCATGGCTTGACCTTGATAAAGGTATGAGATTGTCTTCTACATAAAAGAGTGTAGGGTCGTCCTCTGCCGTGACTATATGATGTACGGTAGTAGCGTACTCAATGCGGCCGTGCAAAAAAGCCCAAGGGTCTAAACCTTGATACCTTGCTATAATTACTTTACGTAATGCTTGCCACCTACCCGCTTTATATAATGCCCTTGTACCTGTCGGCTGTGGATACTCCCTTTTAAATCCACACCCGCACTTCTTTCCGGCTTCATATCTTCTCCCACAGTGTGAACATCTTTTGTATATCATCTTTTTTACATCTCCATCTTTATACAACAAAAGCGCCCTTGCTCACGGGGCGCTTTCACGATAAGAAAACATAGGAGGAACATGTCACTCAGTAAATAAAAAAGAAAAAAGGTCGTCAAAGTTTTACATCTTTGACGACTACAGTATAACACTGTCAAGAGGTGCATTGCGATGTCCTAATAAAAAAAGAAGCAAGGTTTTTCTTGCTTCTTAAGTCTCTCTTACACCTCTATAAGCTTTTTTGATACTTCTGCGATTGTACTCTCAAGTTTTGTCATATGCTTGTCAAGTCTCTCTTTTGTCCTTTCGAGTTTCTTTTCTGCTTTAGCCTTCTCTTCCCCGTCAAGTACTTTTATATCTTCAGTCAGTTCCTTGATTATTTTTTTTGAAAGTGGAATTCTTTCTGTAAGCTCCCAAATCGCATTGGTATATATAGTCAAGCAAGGGATTCCCTCTTTCTCTGCGAACCATATTTGAATATTTCCTTCAGTGTCTACTACTGACTTCGGCACATATACTTCTGAGATTATATTTGTATCTGCCACTTTTTTATACTTTAGTAAATATGATTTTTCGCTGTAGTCTTGCAAGAACTTTCTGTAATCTATAAATAATGTTGTTTCCTTGCTATACTCTTCTCTTCTTAAAACTTCCATCTTTGTTCTCCTTTCATGTTGGAGGTTTTTGTTTACCTCTCTTAACTGTCTTTATTATAGCACGCATTGCGTATTATGTCAATGCTTTTTAAAATATTTTTTATCTATTTTCAAGTTCTCTCTCAAGACCTTTAATCCTATACATCATATCAACTATATAACTCCTCACTTCTCGCCTTCCATACTCCCAATCTTGCAAAGTCCTGAGCGGAATTCCAAACCGCTCTGCAAATTTCGCCTGTGACAATCCGAGTTCTTTTCTTAGTTCTTTTAATCTTTCTTTATCGTCCACTTTTACCTCTTTTATCTGCAAGCCACCTTTCGGCGGCTTGCGTTTTTTAGTTGTTGTTTAGCTTAACTTTTTTGCTGCTTCCTTGATGTCGTCAAAGAGTCTGTCGGGGTCGTCATAATCGTGATAATCAAGCCCTAGACTTTCGCAAAGTATCTCATACTCTGCTGTTTCGATATCGTCCCAGTTGCTTGCCTTTTCGATTCTTTCTATAAGCTCCATAATTTCGTTTCTGTTTAACATTGTTAAACCCTCCTTAAATTTTTTATCTGTTAAGTGATGTCCTTAACTGTCTTTATTATAGCACGCATTGCGTATTATGTCAACACTTTTTAAATATTTTTTTTAGGAAAATAAAAAAGTTGTCGACATAATATCAACAACTTTTCTCAATCTTTTATATGCAGTGCCTCTTTTCAAAATCTTTCAAAGCTCTTTTGTGCAATACTAAAGTCCATCTTTTTTCATATCCAAGCTTGTCCGCTATATCACTAAAGCTTGCGCCCTTCATATATCGCATAATTAAAAGAATTTTATAGCGATCATCTTCCATGCTATCTATCTCTTCTTCTATCTTGTGATAAAGACTTGTATATCTGCTTGTCTGCTCCTCTATCTCCTCTCTAAGCTCTGCCATCTTTATGATGATGCTTTGGGTCTTCGTGTTGTCCGGGCTTGTCTCTACCTTACAATCACTTAAAGCACTTGTCACCTTTGTAGCAAGTGCCATAAGCCTCTCACGCTCTGTAGTCTTTACTTGTATAAGTCTTTCAATACTTAAAAGCTGTCTAAGATATTCTTTTGCCGTCACTTACTCACCTTCCTTTTTCAACATATCAGCCTTTATCAAATCGTATAAAATATCTGTGGCTGTACGATAGTCTCTGTATCTACAATTTGGCTTTTTATGTATCCTTGGATCATCTTTTTTCCAATCCTGTATATCAAAGCAGACAGGACTGACAAATATGAATTTACAACCTCTGGCAATACACAAATAATAACGCTGTGAATCTTTGGATTCCCCCCTGCATGGTTTAAATCCAAATCTTTCAAATTCTTTTACATCTACATTCGGTATTAACATCTTCCCTACTCCTCTTATTTTATTCCACACGGCATTTTAATTTCTTTAGGTATAAAATACACTGATACCTTTAAAATGCCGTGTGCGTCATTCTATCCACCTTAGATATTCTTTCGCCGTCATTACCACTTCTTGTATACCGCACCTGTGCCGTCTTTTGCTCTCACCCATATCCGTAAAGGGAAGCCCTTAAGGTCATTATTACAGCTATTATATGGTAGGTATTCGGCCCTCTCTATCTCAACGACTTTGTGAGTTTTTTCGCACAGCTCCGCTTTGAACTTATCTTCGTAATTCGTACCACACACCTCACACGTGTACATTGTTCTTATCTTCATTTACTCACCATCCGCTCCGATGTAAAACATCCACACTTATATAGTATCTCTATACGCTCATCTCCGGATATAACCTCAACAGATATACTTTCCACATCTTTACCTTTTGTATCTATTTCTACAGCATTGTCTTTATAGTCATAAATATTAAATTTCATTTTCGAACTCCTTTTCCAGTGCTACCATGCCACAGCTAATACCATCAAATAAACTTAATACATTCATCTTTTCAAAGGAGCCGGATATCCCTTAGTGCCGGCAGGCTCGACTCCTTTCTTTTTATCTATTCTTAATTCTTCTTATCTGCCTTTTTAACTTCTTATCTACTATAAGCGATACTTCTGTCTTATCGCTTTCATCATCTAGCAGTTGAGTAAGCATAATATGTACATCTGCTATCTCTTCCAAGACCGCTCTTGAGTGGCTTTCTTTGCCTTCAAGGATATCTTTTTGCAGTGCCACAATCAACTCTGCAAGTTCCTCTATTGTCTTAGATTTTTGATGTATAATACCGTAATGCTGTAATATCTGCCTTGCCAGTCCCTCAATCATATTTACTCACCTCCTAACTCTTTTGGCCACTTGTCCACTTCTTCCCAGTGCCAATCCAAATGACTAAGCACTTCTTGAAGCGACTCGTCTGTGATGTCCTCGTCTTTAACATCATCATCTACAGAAAAACCCACGATTATTTTGTTATTTATGTATACAACTATTTTTCTCATGCTCTACCTCTTTTGCCTTCCTCATACAACTCTCCAAATGCCTTTGTATATACTTTCAAGTGTTTTTCCATCAGGTCTTCTAATTCTTTGATTGTGTCTTCACGGATTTCTTCGTTTTCAAAAATAAACAAATTTATAACATTGTTCAACTTTACAGCTTTTGACATTTCTTCACGCATTATATCCTGCAACTCTTCTCTTCTCTTATCTTCCATCATTTTATCCCCACTGCTCCGCCATCGCCTTTGCTATGCCTGTAAATGTTTTGCTTCTAACTGTCGCTTTATTCTTCTGCCCTTGTATCTCATGCCAACACCCGGCTTTCCCATTCGACCATCGGCCATATAATTTAGCATTGTCAGGTTTTTCTAAGTCGTTCGTTTTTAATGTATTCAAGCCTTTCAACCACAGGCATGTGCGCTTTGTTACATAATTCTCTGTATCTTCCTCAGACTCCGCAAATTGATACGGCTCAATAATTTGGTCAGGCTTTCTGTATACAGTATTCATTACCCCGACTGGATTTTCTATCGCCACCTTTTCGCAATTTACATTTGCAAATTTCATAAAAAATTCTTGCGCCTGTATCCTTTTTTCTGTCCTTGCGTTGATTTGCTCAAGTGTGGCGCCCTTCAGGCTGTGGCTTCTTGTCGCTGCATTGCTCAGATATGTACAAGGTGGATGTGCAATAATTAAATCCCACTTGTCAATTGTGTGTGCTTTTCCGTCTTGCGTCTTAATCACTGCCCCCCCTCAAGAATTCCAAGGCAATCGCCTTTTATGTGCCATTCTGGGTGTCCTCCGTACTGCTCCTCTATGTCACAGCTGTAAGCTTCGTGCCCTCGATTTCTAAAAGCTTTACATACTGTTTGACTACATTCGCAAGCACTTAATACTTTCATTTCTCTCTCCTCTATCTTATCCTATTCGACTTGTATTTTCCCTTGCATCAGATCTGGCAGTAGTGCATCCCTGAACTCTGCTAAAACCTTATTTTCTTCGTTGTTCAAAAACATTATATGTTGCTTCCACATTGATATAAATAAGGTCAGCAATTCGGGAAACGCTTTGTCGCTTCTACATTCGATTTTAAAAATTGCAGACTTTGTAAGAGATATATAATCTTCTTTATCTGCTTTTTCGCCCACTACTTCGAAGCTTTTACTAATGTCGCTTTCTTTTTT